GGAAGACGAACCGGAAGACGAACCGGAAGACGAACCGGAAGACGAACCGGAAGACGAACCGGAAGACGAACCGGAAGACGAACCGGAAGACGAACCGGAAGACGAACCGGAAGACGAACCGGAAGACGAACCGGAAGACAATGACGTATTTTAAGCATCGAAGTGCCTACCCATGCGGCACAAATAGCTGGGGCCACAGTCCGGGATTACCATGTCACTTGTTGATGACTTCAAGAGGACTATCGCTTCCGGCTTAGTCGATCGGACCTTAAATGGTTGCTATCGCTGGGCGACAAAACGTCGCGTTATGGGCGAACCCTTCCCCGGAGCGTATTCAGCTAAGTATCATCCGTGGGTTAAAGAGCTTCACGATTCCACTGCTTCGTTCAATTACGCAATGAAGGCGGCCCAAATTGGTGTCACGGAAGTAGGCATCAACTTGGCCTTCTATGTTATTGACCAACTGAAGCGGGATGTTCTCTACGTTCTGCCAACTGCAACTATCGCGTCTGACTTCTCGAAAGCACGGTTTGGTGTCGCGCTCAAATTGAGTCGCCACTTGGAAGAGTTGTTCACCGATACAAACACGGTGAATCTTAAGCAAGCTGGCACCAACAATTTGTACATTCGCGGTTCTCGCGGTGAAAGCAACTTGGTTTCGATTCCAGTGTCCACTATGGTGCTGGATGAAGTGGATCGAATGGACCAGAAAACAATCTGGTTGGCACTTGAACGTCTAAGCGGGCAAATCAAGAAAGCAGTCTGGGGAATCTCGACTCCGACGATTCCCAACTATGGCATTCATAAGCTGTTTCTGTCAGGCACTCAAGAACTGTTCATGTTCAAGTGCCCATCCTGCTCGCGTCGGACAGAATTGGTTTGGCCTGACTGTATCAAGATCATTGGGGAATCCGTAAGCGACCCAAGATGCCACGAATCCTTCCTGAAGTGCAAAGAATGCAAGAACAAGCTTAACCATGCAGACAAGCCTAATTGGCTTGGCACAGGGTTATGGACTCCGACCGCAACAAACGTCAGCGGAGACGTCCGAAGCTTTAATATCAATCAATTGTATTCGTTCACGGTATCCCCGGGCGAAATTGTGGAAGCGCATTTTCGCGGGCTTGGTGATGATGCTGCGGCACAGGAATTTCATAACTCTAAGCTGGGTAAGCCATTTCTCGGAGAAGGTTCTAAGGTCACAGATACACATATCAAGAATGTTCTCGGTGTACATACGATGGATACCGAACGCCCGGCGAGGGGCGGGGAACGACTAATAACACTTGGCGTGGACCAAGGTAAGTGGAACTACTGGAATGTTTCTGAGTGGTTTGTTGACAAGATCGCAAACGACGTTAATGTTTCAGCCCACTGCAAGGTACTTGCTCACGGTAAGTTCCACGAGGATGACTGGTACATTCTTCGCGAGCTTATGGTCGAGTGGCAGGTTCTTGCCTGTGTGATTGACGCTGATCCGGCTATTAACGATGCTAGACGATTCGCAAAGGAGTTTCCCGGATACGTCTACCTCTGCCGATACAGGCGGGGCAAGGTTGGTAAAGAGATGTCAATCTCTGAGGCCGACACTGGTGCCCCGCTTGTAACCGTCGATCGAACAAATTGGCTAACAGCCACTCTTGGGAGATTCAGGACAGATAGAATATCGCTCCCGGCTGACGTATCTCACGAATACAAAGAACATGTGAAAAGTCTCGTTAGAATTTACGAGAAGGACGAAATGGGGAACCCCGTGGCTAAGTTTGTGGAAACTGGGCCAGACCATTACGCACATTCACTCGTGTACAGTGAAATCGCTTTACCATTGGCAGCATCAATTTCTTCTGGCGAGGACGTAGAACGTTTCCTGTAGCCAGCAGCAATAAGGGAACGGCAAATGCCAGAAAAGATTGATCTGCCAAGTATTACTGATAGTCGACACCCGACGTACTACCCCGGCTTCTTCAATTGGCAGAAGTGGAGAATGACATACAACGGGGGTGAGGAGTTTCGCAGGGAGTTTCTAAAACGATTCAGCACCCGCGAAACAAAGAGGGGCTTTGAAGAGCGTCTCGACATGACGCCTATCCCCGGATTTGCCAAGTCCGCAGTAAACGACATTCGGAATGCCATCTTTCAACGTCTAAACGATGTTGTTCGACGAGGCGGCAGCAATGTTTACAGCGCAGCAATCAATGGCGAACGTCGTGGAGTTGATGGACGTGGTTCTACGATGAACTACTTTCTTGGCAATGAAATCCTGACAGATTTGCTTGTTATGGGCATGGTCGGTGTATTCGTCGACATGCCTCAGATCAACGGTCCGACTCTTGCTGATTCGATCGGGAAGCAACCGTATCTGTACAAGTATGCTAGAGAAGACATTCTAAACTACTCGTATACCAAACCTGAAGAGCAATCTGAATTCCAGAGTATTTTGCTGAGAGACACCGTGTTTAACTACGACTCGGTTACTCTCTTACCCACGGGCACGGTTCAGCGATATCGAATGCTGTGGATCAACAAGAACACAGGGAAAGTCAACCTTAGGTTCTTTAATTCTGATGGGGTTCAAGTAGACGCGAAGAACGAATTGTCCGACAAGACAATTCAACTCGAACTCACACGAATTCCCTTCGTGATGTTCAACATTGGTGACTCGTTAATCAAGGATGTGGCGGATCATCAGATAGCCCTGCTCAATCTAGGCTCAAGTGATGTGAACTATGCTCTACACTCGAACTTTCCGTTCTACACGGAGCAACGAGACGAGCGATCGTCCGGCGCGCATCTAAAGCGAGTTGCCACCGACGGCACGGCAACAACAGGTGGTCAGGGTTCGGAGTCGGAGACTGTTTCGGTTGGTGTTCGTCAAGGTCGTTATTACCCTCGTGACACAGAACGCCCAGGCTTCATTGCCCCACCGTCAGAACCTCTGTTGGCGAGTCTTAAGCTACAGGAAAAGCTTGAGCACGATATTCGCAAGCTTGTAAATCTAGCCGTCCAGAACATGGGCGCGCGGGCGTCTGCCGAATCTAAGTCGGTGGATAATCAGGGGTTGGAGAACGGACTCGCATTCATTGGGTTGGTTCTTGAGGGTGGCGAGCGTTTGCTTGCTAGCTACTGGGCCGCTTATGAAGAGAAGATTGAAAGCCGACGTCAGCTTCCTACCATCAAGTACCCGGACCGTTATTCGCTGAAGTCAGACGAGGACCGACTGTCTGAAGCAGACAAACTGGCGAAGCTGATGAACGCTGTACCTGGGCGCGTGGTGAAGCGAGAACTGTCAAAGAACATCGTAAGCGTGCTTTTAGGCAGTAAGACGAACTCCACCGTGTTGGCGCAAATCTATAAGGATATCGACGAGGCTCCATACACATCCAGTGATCCCGACATGATCCTGGCAGCAAAGGAAGCCGGACTCGTGGGTGAAAAGACTGCCTCGATCGCTCTTGGCTTCAATGAAGACGAGCATATCCAAGCGCAGAAGGACCACGTTGCTCGTGTAGCTCGTATCGCCGAGGCTTCTGGCGTTGAAGCCGGCCCCGGCGCTGCGTCTCGTGGGGTGGATGATCTATCTCCCGACCCCGCGAATGAAGGGGCCGGCGAAAAGTTAGTAACCCGCCAGACAGACCAAAAAGAAACCACAAATAAGCCTGTTCGTGGCGAAGGCAAAGCCACAAAGGAAGAAGCCTAATGTTGCTGGAAACCGCACGCGCCGAATTCAAAACCGGCCAAACCACGATCGGTACGACTGCCGCTCGGTTGATTGCGGCTGGGCATAAAGCCTACTCCTATGTCTATATCGAAGCGGACATAGACAATACGAACGACATCTTTGTCGGGCATGACGGTGGCGTCTCCAGCCAAAATGGTTGGCGGCTTGAGGCCGGTCAAAGCATCACGATTCCCATCGACGATCCAAACAAGATTTGGATCGTTGGTGGGGCAGCAAGTCAAGTCCTGAAATGGCTTTTTGCCTAACATGAAGAGGGTCTCGTGGAAATCACCAAAGAAACTCTTGAATCATTTGGTCACGGACACGCCGTTGTTGGTACAAGTCCTTCCAAACTCGTCCCTTATTCTGTAGCTGCGCTAAAGGGTGTTTTGCTGCGATGTCCTGGTGAAGCTGATCCAAACGGTAACACTGACCCAGTTTGGGTCGGTAATGGCCCGAATGTTACCGCAAACAGTAATGTTCAAAACGGCGGTATGCCTCTTTTACCTGGGTCGGCGATGTTTATTCCGTTAGATGACCCAAGCAAGTTGTGGGTCGTTTCAACAGCCGTAGACCAAGATATTGCCTGGATGATTGTATGAGTGGTTTCTTCATTCAAAGCGGCAGCGGTCCACAAGGCCCGCAAGGGCCTGCCGGAGACCCCGGCACTGGCGTGATGCAGTGGCAAGGCGCGTGGGATAGCGGCACAGAATATGTTGAAAACGACGCTGTCGAGTTGAATGGAACCTCGTACATCTGTGTTGCTACAAACACTAACCAATCGCCACCCAACCTGACTTACTGGAACGTGCTGGCAGCGAAAGGTGTAACGGGAGCTACTGGGGCAACGGGAGCTACTGGGGCAACGGGAGCTACTGGGGCACAAGGACCGCAAGGTATCCAAGGTGTTCAAGGTAATAGCTTTACTTGGCGAGGAGCTTGGAGCGGAATCACAGCTTATGCTCTCCGCGATGTTGTTTCCCTAAGTGGCACGTCGTACATCTGTATTCAGGCACATACCAATCAGTCGCCGCCCAACGCGAGCTACTGGAACGTAATGGCCCAGAAAGGAGACACAGGTGCTACTGGTGCTACAGGCGCTCAAGGGGCAGCCGGTAATAACGGCTCGGACGGAAGCGATGGGGACGACGGGTTAGATATCACGTGGCTCGGTGCATGGAGTGCAGTGCCGACGTATCAAGTAAATGATGCTGTGTCCCTTGATGGTGCGTCATACATCTGCACAGCGACAAACCAAAACCAAACACCACCGAACGCTAGTTTCTGGGATTTGTTGGCGGACAAGGGTGACACCGGTGAAAACGGTCTCCCTGGCTTGAACTGGCTTGGTGCTTGGAGTGGTGCAGTTGAGTATGATCCAAATGATGCCGTGGAAAATGATGGGGCGTCGTATATCTGCATTCTGCAACACACCAATCAGGAACCTCCCAACGGTACTTACTGGGACTTGTTCGCTGATAAGGGTGCGACGGGAGCCACTGGTGCGACCGGAGCTACGGGTCCGCAAGGTGATCCAGGTGACACAGGTCCGCAAGGCGATCCAGGTGATACTGGACCACAAGGTGATGCTGGACCACAAGGTGATCCGGGACCGAGTTATTTAGGTACATCGACGACGCCAATTACGTTTGGAACCGGCGAGAGGGTGTTCACGACTCAGGCTGGGTTAGCATACGTCCCAGGCATCGTTGTCCGAATCTTTTCGGACTCAAACTTGGACTACATGGAAGCGACTGTCACGTCTTACAGCGGGACTACGCTGACCGTAGATGTCTACATCGAAACTGGGAGCGGCGAACACACGGATTGGACGATCAGTCTGCATGGTGCGTCTGGTGATGTTGGGCCTACTGGTGCTCAAGGTGATCCCGGTACTGATGGCGCAGGCTACGCCGCAACTTCGGCTACGAGTGTTACGTTTGGTGTCGGAACAAAGACTTTCACGACTCAGGCTGGGTTAGCGTACTCAGCAGGCGCTCGCGTCCGAATCTCGTCGGCGGCCAGTCTTGACTACATGGAAGGCGTTGTTTCCTCCTACACCGGAACAACTTTGGAAGTCGCTGTCGAATTGGAAACTGGAACGGGGTCACATACTGATTGGCTTATTAACTTAGCCGGCGATCCGGGAACCAACGGGTTTCCTGGGAACGACGGCACAAACGGGTCTGATGGGTTAGCTGTTCCTGGCGGACGGCTCACAACTACATCCAACACGCCGGTCACGACTTCGGATTCTACAGACTCCACGACATTGTACTACACACCGTGGTTACACGACCAAATACCGTTGTACTCTGGAAGCGTGTGGAACCTCCGCACGTTTGCTGAGACAGCTATTACTATACCATCCACGACAAACACGTTGTATGACGTATTCTGCTACGACGACGCAGGCACACCTGCGTTCGAGACAGAAGCGTGGACGAATGATACAACACGGGCGACAGCACTGGTGCGCCAGAACGGTCGTCTTGTGAAGTCGGGCGATGCAACTCGCCTGTACATTGGAACTATTTCGACAAGTGGAACAACC